AAATATAATGAAATTGTATATGAATGAAAAAAAATATAATGAAATTGTATATGAATAAAAAAAAATATAATGAAATTGTATATGAATGAAAAAAAATATAATGAAATTGTATATGAATAAAAAAAATATAATAATTATTATAAATTATAATTCTTTTTCTTTTAGATTATTATTATATAACTCAATTACTTCTATTTTTTTTTTCATTTTAGTTAAATATATCTCAACACTATTAATTATAATTTCTAATTTTGAATCAGATACAATATCATCATGATATGTAGTTCTTAAATTATTTAATCCATCTAAAGATGATTTTAAATAAAAATAAATTTTAGTTAAATTAGTATAGCATTTAATAAATTCATCATTTTCTGTATCTTTAATATTAGATATAAGTAAATGTTGTGAATTTAACATATCATCAATTAATGCAAATACAGTATTATAAAATTGGTTTAAATTAGTTATACTTTTTTCACGACTATTTTTATAAATAAATCTAAATATCCCTTGTAAAATTGTATTATATTCTATAGTTATTAAATTATCATTATTCATATAAATTTTGTCATAAGTTTTTATTTTTGATAATATATTTAAATTTATTAGAATATTTTGTAACATCATCTATATTATCATTATTTATATATTATCTAATATATAAATTTTTTTTTCATTATTAATCTAATGATCCTTGAATATATCTAATTCGTAAAGGCATTAATACACGTTTACTTCCAAAATATACAGATACTGATAAATCTTGAGGATTAGAGGAATTTGGATAATTATTAATAGCTAATGGTCTATTATTTACTATAATTTGAGTAAAATCTACATTAATACTAATAGATGTATTTGATAAACGTGTACAAATATGTCCATTTTTACTATTAATTTCATTAATAATATTTAAATCTTGAGCATTATTTTTAGTTTCAAAATCATTAATATAAATTAAATCTCCAGTAATTAAATTATGCGACTCTGAAAAATTTATAACACCTGGGTTAGTTGTATAATCTATAGATAATGTATTTAAACGATCTTTATCAAAAATAATAGGATTTAAAGGTGCTCCAAACCGAATACTAAATTCATTAAGTCTAGTAACTGGTTTATAAAATCTAAATACTCTATTAATTGGTGTTAATTCTAATAAATTACCATTTTGTTTACAAGTAAACATAAAATGAAATTGACTATCTTCATACGCATCTACTGAAATTGCTGATAATTCTAAAATAGATAAAGTAATTTTTTTATAATAATTATCTGCTAAAGACATATAAGGAATGCTAAAAGGATATATTTCAATTTCTACAATATCTCTCATATTACCTAATATAGTAATAACACCAGTTCCTGGTATTTTGTTTTTTGTATTATTAACTAATGAAAATACTAATTTTGATTTATCTTGATTAGCAATATTTTGATATCTAGAATCAACTAAAATATTTGCATCTCTCCATAACGATTCATAATTTAAGATTTTTGTAAATTCTATTTGTTCTGTTTTTGATTTTAATTTTGGTAATACATCTAATAATTCTTTCATATTAATTGATCCGGTTGTTTTAGATTCTGTTTTAGATTCTGATTTAGATTCTACTTTAGATTCTGCTTTAGAACTATCTTTTTTTTTATCATCTTTTTTTATTGGTTTAATTCCATATTCACTTTTTAAAGTATTAGGTCTTTCATATATTTCATCATTTAAATATTCATGCATATCAATCGGTTTTAACTTATTTAATTCTCCTTTATATATATTAATAACATATTCATTAATTTTTTTAACTTCTAATTTATAAATTTTATATATTTCATTATAATTTATAGTATCTAAAAATTCTAAAATATTTTGTATTTCTATTTTCGTAAATTTTTTTTTAAAACTCTTTTCTAATTCTGTAATTAATAATCTTAAATTTTCTTTTGATTTAAGTACTTTTTTTACTTTAAGAGCATTTGTATTTTCAATATTATTCATTTTTTTATTAATATTTATATAATTATAAATTATATATTTTTTAATTTAATTATTTATTATTTTTTTAATAATAATTTCTTTTTCTTTTATTATTTTTTTTTAAAGAATTATTATTATTTTTTTCTAAAGAATTATTATTATTTTTTTCTAAAGAATTATTATTATTTTTTTCTAATTCTATATCTAATTCTTTAAAATAATCTTTATAATAATTTTCTATATATTTACTCAAATATAATAAATATTCATTATCTTTATATTCAATAAATTTATCTAAATCTTCATCATATAAAAATAACATTATTATATTAAAATAATATATTATATATATTAAATATTATAATAGTTATAGAAAAATGAATAAATTAATAAATAAATTAAATGATAATAAAATACCAGATAGATTACAAGATAAGACTACAGTTTATTATAATCAAAATAAAAAATACCATCCATTAAAAAATTATTTAGGATGTATTATATTAAGAATTATATTAGGTTTATTAATATTTTATAATTTATTAAATCCTATTTTTATTTATATTTTATCTAGCTTAATTTTAATCATTTTTCTAAATAAATATATACAGAATGAAAATAATTGGAAAGTATATCCTAGAACTATTTTAGTATATAGTTTATTACCTATTTTTACAAAATTTAAAAAAGATCATAATTATGGTGGTTTATTAGTAATTATCGATTCATTAATGGGTTTACAATCAAGACATATTCAAAATAATTTATTAAATTAAATAAATAAAGAAAATATAATATAAAATGAAATGGAAAATAAATAATTCAAATATTAATAATATTCAAATTAATTATAAAAATATTATTGATAATATATTTGAATATATTCCCAAAAATGAATATGATATTAATAAATTTAATATATTAAATAATTTAATATTAAATAAATTACAGCAATTACTTAAATTTTTTTATTTAACAATAGATAATAAAAATATAAATAATTATGAATTTTTATTTTCTTATAAATTTTTTAAAAATAATTATCAAGAATATTTTATAAATTTAGTTTATTTAAATTGTTCAAATACAGATATTGAATATATATCTGAAAATTTAATTAATTTAAAAATATTAAATTGTAATAATACAAAATTATTTGAATTACCGGAAACATTAATAAATTTAGAATATTTAAATATATTTAATACTAATATATTAATTTTACCTAAAACATTTACTAAATTAAAAGAATTACATGCCGAAGGTACATTTTTAGAAAAAATATCTAAAAATTTAATTAATTTAAATAAAATAATAATAAATAATACTAATATTAATAAAATTAAATATTATGAAAAATTAGAATATTTAGATTGCCATAATACTTATATTGATAATATAAATATAAAAACTATACAAAATATTAAATATTTAAATATTTCAAATACATTAATAGAAAGTAATCAATTTATAGATGAATCTTTAGTTTCTAAATGGACAAATAATAATTACAATTTTAATAATTTAATATATTTAGATTGTAGTAATACTAATTTAATTAAATTACCAAAAAAATTAAATAATTTAAAATATTTAAATATTTCAAATACTTTAATAGAAGATATATCATATTTAGAATTAAATAATTTAAATATTTTATATGCTAATAATAGTATTTTAAAAAAATTAAATTATAATACAATAGAATTAATTGTATTAGAATTATCTAATAATAAAATAATTAAAACTATACCTAAAACATTAAGAAATATTACTATATTAAATATTAATAATACTTATAATATAAAAAAAATATCAAATAAGATTAATAAAATAGAATATTTAGATTGTTCTAATTCAAATATTACAAAAATTCCTATTGTATTAAATAATTTATATTATTTAAATATTATTAATACTTCCATAAATTATAAATATTATATTGATAAAACTAAGTATATTTTTAAATATTGTAATATTTAAAATATATTAATTATTTTCTAAATTTTGTAATCTTATTAATATATTTTGGATTTGGTCTTTTAATTGTTGATTTTCATTTTCTAAATTTGTTATTTTATTTTTTTGTTCAATTACTATTCTATCTATTTCTTGAACAGCAGCTGTTGTTATAGTAAATATAGAATCTTTATTTAAAGAATGATAATTATTAACTTCTTCACCATATATAAAATATTCAATATTTTCTAAAGTTTCATTAATTGAAAATGAATAATTATTTATTTTATTTTTAATAGTTACATAAATAATTTTGTCATTTTCAGTAATTAATTTAACTTTTCCGGTTCCATTAGAATCATAATTAATAGAATTATTAAATGATAATATTATATCATTATTTTCAGATAATGATATAATTGCTGTTTGAAAAATATTAGGTATATAATCAGTAATTATATTAACAGAATAATCTAATACTTCAGAAACTTGTTGAGCAATAAACCCAAATACTGGATTACTAGTTTTATTTAATGTATCTATATAATTATATTGTTTAGGTTGTATTAATCTTAAAGTATTTAATGCTGAAATATCATTAATATCAGTAATATTTTTTTTAATTCTATTATCTGAAAATGCATTAAATTCACCAGCTGTTATTCTACCTGATGCATATATTGAAGTATCTGAATTACTAGTTGCTACTCCTATATTACTATTACTACCTGATCTAGCATAAAATATAAAGGTTCCTGAAAAAGAACCACCTCCAGTTACATGTAATGGATAACCTGGACTTGATGTTCCTATTCCAATATTACCTGAACTTGATATATTTAATCTATTTGCATTATTTGTCATTAAACTAAAAGTATTAGATGTATATGTTCCAAATGCTATTGCAGAATCATTTACTTGTAAATCTGTAGAAATACTATGTGTTGTATTTGTTGCTCTAAATAATGTTGTCCATGAACTATTTGCCGGTTTATTAGTTTCTATACATATACCATTACCTGCATTTGATGTTCCTGATGTACCTAAAGAATTTATAAATAAAGTTGTATTATATGTTCCACTATTTGTACCCATCAATATATGATGACCTAAATCCGATTGTAATATATATGATGCTTTATTAGATGCTGAAATAAACCCTAATGATAATGAAGTACCTCCTGATGATGGTCTATATGTATAAGTATTATAAGCAGCTGGTAATACAGATGTTTCTTGAGATCCATTAAATGCAATATTTCCGTCATTTGTAATAATTAATCGATTATTGTTATCACCAACTGGTGATGAATAATCTTCAGCAGTTGTATATGTTTGAAATCTATGTTCTGCTGAACGATATCGAATTCTATCAGGACCAGAACCACCTGGTACATCATTACCTTTAAATATTAATAATTCTGAAGATTCAGTTCCTGAATAAATTCTTTCTGCTAATACAGTATGATTATTATTTGCATCTCCTGTTGTTCCACTAAAATTTATACGATTTGGACCAGATCCAACTGTACCAACTGTTAAGGAACCTGAACAATTAATATTACTAGCTATATTTAATGAACCAGTACAACCTATTCCTCCAGATACTATTAAAGCACCTGATGTACTATTAGTAGAACTAGTTGTTTGTAAGATACTTGTACTAGTAGAACTAATTATCATTTGCTGAGTACCTATAGAACTATTAGTTGCATTAGTATAAAATGCAATACCATTTGATTGTCCACTTTGTATTTTTAATAAATTATCAGCAGCGCCAAATCCATAAAATGAAGTTGTATTATTAAATACACCTATAATTCTATCTGCAGTTGTTGAACCACAATGTAAAACAGTTGGATAAGTAGTTGCATTATTTAAAGAAATATTAGTAGTTGAAATTCTACGAATACTAATTATATCTTTATTAGAGTCTAAAACTAATGCTTTACTGGCTTGAGCAGTTCCTTCTGTAGTTATATCTACATAATTTAAATCAGCAGCTGTTGCTGTAACTAAAGTTCCATTTAATTGTAATCCAGTAGTTGATCCATTATGATTTACTATATTTACATCACCATCTGAATCTATAATTAAACGATAACTACTTGCGCTATTATCATATAAATAAAATGAATTAGGATTACTAGTAGTTGAACCTCTTGAACCTAATTCCCAACTTTTTGTATCATTAATAAATCTTAAATTTATTCTAGCTGATGTTGTACTATTAGATAAAGTAAGAACATCTTCAGTTCCATTTAATGCAATTTTTCGAATATTAGATATATCTCTATCTGTATTTAAAATTAATGCTTTATTTGCTTCAGCAGTTCCTGGAGATCCTGTTGAAAAATCTAAATAATTTATTTCAGCAGCTGATGAAGTAACAGTAGTACCTGATATTTGCCATCCGCCTAAAATATTCATTAATCCTGCTGATGTGATAGTTACTCTATTAGTATTTTGAGTTTGAAATATTAAATTATTTGCAGATATTGTTCCTAAATATATAGAACCATTTAAATCATGATATATAGTACCTGTAGAAGTTCCATTTTCTAAATATATTTGTTGACCAGATACTGTTTTTTTTAATCGTAATATAGAATTTATATTACTACTTGAATCGACTGTAATTGATTTACTTGCAGTTATAGTACCTAATGTTAACCCAGATAAATAATTTAATTCAGTAGCTGATGCTGTTATACTTGCTAATTTATTAAAATCAGAAGTAACTGCTGTAGTTCCTGTTAATTTATTTATTTCTGTAGCTGATGCTGTTACACTTGCTAATTTATTAAAATCAGAAGTAACTGCTG